TGTATATGCTCCTGAAGTTAAATCAAAAGAACCATATAGAAGTGTTTTTGTTTTTTCTTTTAGCCCAGTTTTAATAACTGGAACCATTATGAAAAAAACGTTTCCTGAAGCAGGTGCACCATCAGCATCATTAAATAAAAATGTCAGTGTTTTGTTATCAATAGAGGAAAAAACGTTTACTGTGCCTGCGGTTGCAGGTGTGCTTGCGCCATTAAGCACGGTCATTAAAGTTTTTGTTCCAGATGAGCTTTTTTTAACAACTTTATATGTAAATTCATTTGGATCAAAAACGTGTTGGCCTGAGCCTATCTCAATTTTGTAATATGTTGTTCCGCTAATTGTTGTTTGAATTGGCTCTGCTCCTGTCCCCTGCTCACCAGCAAACAGCTCTTCAATCACATACTGCATTTTTGTTGTGTTTGTGTCCGGACTACCATTTGTTCCAATAGTTCTAACCGAAGAAATATAATTTTGTCCAAGGCGAAATAACAAACCACTCTCTTCAGAATCATTGTTTATAGTGCTATATAAACTTTTTATGGTTGTGGATGTAACAGCTATTGATTGACCATTATTTGTTCCACTAAAATCTTCAGATTCGAGTTCGATTGCTGAATCTGAAGTAATTGTTTTAACTCTATAGTATTCTTGATGTCCTGAACTATTACCATCTAGCCACACATAGTCGTTTACTTTTAAAACTTCTCCTGGAAAATTTTTCCAACCAGTTCCTGTTCCGACAAATTGATAACCAGTGGTTGTAGTTTTTTGTATAGAACCCGTAAGATTAGATTTTTGCAACTCCGCGTGAGCTATAAAACTTTCACTGGATGAGTATATTGTTTTAACATCATCAACAGAAAATCCTGGCAAAAATGATATGTCTGTGATATAAACTCGATAGTAGCCAACCCCAGAATCTGGATCTGGCTCAATTTTAACTATTTTTGCGCTTCCTACTTTTGTGGCATCATCTCTAACTGATGTGGCATATTCAAATTCTGCAGGAACATAAGAGGTGCCAGAGCCAGTTCCAGTATTAGCCTTTTTTGTTAAACCTTTTCTACGCAGATTGTAAAAATCTACTGATGCAAAGTTACCAATAGTAACATTTCCAGCAACGTCAGATACAACAATATGTGAACCAATGGCCGTCGATATTGTTGAATTTGCAACAAACTTTGTGGTCCTAGATTTAGGAACATCAACTGTCGATCTGGCCAGTTTTCGGATTTCATATCCTTTGACGTATGCTTTTCCTGGATCTACTCTAAGACTTAAAAAAGACTCACACAAAGATTTAAATGATTTTGAATCATTTTTGTTATCATATGTTTCTCCAGGATAATAAAATTTGTCAACGCCGACGACAAGATTATTTCCCGAAGGATGCAAAACTGCATTTGCTAGTGTCACACCAAATTTATTTTTTGCAAACTCTTTTGCGGCCGCTTCTGTAGTAAATTGAAATTCGGATATTTGATGTGCTCCATTTATCTGCTTTTCTTCATCAAATAAAAACTCTGTTACTTGAACTCCTAAGTTTTCAACGATATAATCACCAGACTCATCATATGTTCTTTTAGCTAACGTGTCGGCAAGAACAGCATACTCAGGAGCATCTGCAATAAACACCACGCGACCAGAAGATACATCCAAAAGACTAACAAAATTTTCTGGTTTAGATTCTGTGGGAGCATATTCTATTTGGACCAATGCCGCATCAATACTAAAACGATCTGCACCCGGCGCTGAAAAATTTGGAGTGCCTGTGGCATTATCTAATAGTGAAGCATCTTTTTGAGATGTGACAACACTCTCTTGCATCAAAAGCCCTACACTGGCCGTAGGAATATCAGTCCATTTATTTTGATACAATTCCGTGTCGGATAACTCATCGCTGGTTGGCCCCAAATATATTGTTTGGCCATCAACATAAACAAAATAACCATTGTAAAAATAAACACCCTCTTCAACTTCAACTGAAGCACATACACCAACTTTATTAAGACCTTCTTGTGATGGAATTCTAGCAGAAAGAATTCTGTCACCTTCTAAAATTGTAACTATATCACCCTTTTCAAAAGTTGAAAAGTCACCCCCCGTGGAGGAAGATTCCATATCAAGAAACAATCTAACTTCACCACCATTAATTTGATCTGGTCCTCTATATCCTTTCACAGTAGCAGAAATGCCTGCCCTAGTTCCTGATGTTATTCCTATCTTTTTTCCTATCCAAATTTGATTAATGGCAGAACTTATATCATCGGCAGTGCTAGTCAAATTGTTATACTCTGGATAAACCTCACGCAAAGGAAGTTTTATAAAATGAACCGTTTTTGTATATCTAACAGCATTTGGAGTTCCAGGTATTACGTTAGAACCTTGCTTGAATATGTGTGTGCCAAATCTTTCTATTTGATTTTGAAGAATTGTTTGAAGCTGAGTTAATTCTCTGGCCTGTACGGCTCTGCCTGGCCTAAACAAAATTTGATAATACTTATTAGATTCTGTATAATCGTCAAAGTAAGGATATTGCGAAAGATTCAGTTTCTTTGCCATAGTGTATCTTTATTTATCACTAAAATTCTATAATCGCCTTTATGTCTTCCGTTTGCTCTTGAGCCCGAAGAACTGCTCTACGATTTTCAAGATATAAAATTTGACCATCAAACTTTTTAATTTCAGATGAAATATTTAGGCGTATTTCGCAAGAGCTTTGCAAATCCGCACCCAAAAGATTTCCGGATGTATCCTTTCTTTCACTAAACAAATATTTGTTGGTATCTCCTGCACTAGACACAAACGGCTTATATCCAGTTTCTGGTGTTTGAATATATGAAATTATATAAGCGCCAGCCAAATTAGGGTCTGGTTTAAACTCCAATAGTCTTGCACGAGCAACAACTTCTTTATTATCCGAGCCAATATATTTTTGAACAACAATTTCATCAGCAACAAAAGGTGTTAGTGGGTTCGGACCATCAGGATTTTGTACAGATAGTCCAGCACAAGCATTTAATGTATCAGAAGTTGCAAGTTTTCCATTTGGATTTTTAACATCTCTAATAATTCCTAGTTGTCTATAGTCATTAGACAAAGGAAAATCTCCGGAAATATCATTGTGACTTAATTTAACATTAAGCAACACAAAAAATGCCCCCAAGTCTTTTTCGGGATCAGCACCCAATCCCTTTCCGGGGCCAAGGACGGCTCTTGCTTTTGCAGGAACTTTTGATTGATTTAATCCTGAAGTTGAATTTACTGTAACAATAACTGACGTTGCATTTTGTCCAGGATCAAGAACTTTAATTCTGGAAATTCTTCCATTTGAAACAATTGGTTTTACCTTAACTGACGTTGTGCCATTAGAATTTACTGTTACAATAGGTAATATATCATATGTTATTGTTATTGTTGCCTGTTGAGGAGTTGGATTTGCTAAGGCCTCGCTAAACTGTTGTCCATCCACAAGAGTAATTTGTTTTGACTGAGGATTATATGATGCTATATTATATACCTCTCCGTTTCCTCTGCCAACAGATGTTATGTACAAATGCATATTTGCGTATGCATTTATATTTGGACTTAATGCCGGAGGATTATCACCAGTTGCAAGATTTAATGTTGCCGTTGATTGGTTTCCTGTGGTATTAGTTGGCACCGTAAGTATGCCTGTATGTGTAGTTGAATAAGAATCAACTTGATCTAAAGGGTTTTCTATAATCACACTTAAAACGGAGCCAGATTTAGCAGTCGATTGAACTACTGCCTGCGGATCCGCCAGGCCGCCAGTCGCTTCGTCTATTTCAGATGCTTTAATTTCTTGCTCAATTAAGGTTCTAATTGGCATCCACTGATCTGTGGTAAATTTTGTAACATCTGCCTGTTTAATTGTGGTAATGTATTTCCACACATAACCATCAATATCTGAGTAATCGATTAAATCTCCTGGAGTTTGAGTGCGCCTTGGCTCTTCGGTACTTACATTAGGAAGACCATTAGAATTTAATCCTGTTTCTATACAAACAAATAGATCATACTCACTATTCAGCGCATAAAAATTTCCAACTCGAAGTCCAGTTCTACTACCAATCAAACGTATCTGATCATCAACTGTTGGAGGTGAGTAAAGATTAGGATCTCTGTCATCATAAACACGATATACTGTTTTTCCTGTACCATCCCAGTCTGATCTAGGTATTACTAATGATGCTGTTAAATCGGTTATTTTTTTTAGGCCAATCATTTCATCCCAGACACGGCGCTCTTCCTCTAATGTATCAAGAGCGGGTTTTGGTGCCAACTCAGGGGACGGATCTAATAGCGAATTAAACAATTCAGTATTACCTGGCCAATCTTCTGGCTTCCATGTTGTTGTTTTTCCTATAAACAAGTAGTGATTTCTGTCGTAAATGTGTCCGCCAATTTTTTCTCTTAAACCAAAAACAGCATCCTTTTTAAGCTGTGTGCTATTTTGAGTTTTGTCTGTAACAGTATTAGATATTGTCCAAGTCCATGAGTATGTGGCCTCTGTGGTTAGTGCTCCGGCTGCCGGTGCGAGAACAGTTAAGTCGCCCGACTCTTCCAAAGGAGCTGGCAGGCCAGCCTCAATTCGTGGGTGTGCTTTGATTCCTTCTAAAAAATCACGAGCATTTTGAAGTCTAAAATTCTTTTTGATTATAGCTACCATAGTCTCATTCCTATGTTTTTATTTATCACACTTTTTTATCAATGGTTATTCCATAATTTTTACAAAAACGTTATCTGATTTGTATGTTCTTCCTAAATCGTCCGTAACAAATATTGCAATCCTACAATTTTCTGGAATAATTGAGATTGTTATTGTATTACTTGTTGAACCAGATCCTTGCTCTATTTGTACCCCATTTTTCTTTGCAATCCAAATATAATTATTTCCCGTGGAGTTTGTGATTGAAAAATTTATATCAACTGTCGGCGTCCCGGCAAGAACGGAAATAACATTTTTAGTTGTTTGATGCTCTGTATCCAAAAGTAATCTATCAGGATTTTGAATAATGTAAGAATCTGGAAACAAACGAATTTTTTTATCACGATTGTTTTCAACATCTTTAGGTTTGTTTACCCCCAATTTTTGAATTTCAAATGTGGAAACAGGCGTACTTGCTTTTTTGCCTAGCAGGCCTGTTCCATAATATGGGCTCGTTTGGTCTATCATTTCTCTATTTGCATCATATTTAATGAATGGCTTATAGCTAAACTTATCTCGCACAATGGACTCGTATGAAGGTCCAAGAGCATTTTTGCTTTTGTTGGATTGAATAGGAATGATCTTAAACGTTTTACTTTTGGCACCAGCATCTAATTGCTTTTGAAATATCTGTTTTATATAGGTATACTCATCACCCGCATGTGCCGTCGCCGTTCCAAACGACAACAAAGATAGCCCACCAAAATGTTTAAATCCTATCGGATGGACAACCCTATTCATCACCTCAACATATTCGTTGTATGATCTATCGGTAAATGTTACATAGGAATATTGTTGATAAAAAACACCATCGTGTAAATATTTGTTTGTGCTTAATTGCCCATCAGAATTTCTAAAATATCCCGAATAATTTGTCGTCGAGCCTAAAACTAAATTAACTACGGCGACGGCCGGATTTAAAGAGGTGCCGCCAGAAACAAATTCTGGATGATCACCGTTTAATAATTTAACTTGAAATGGTGGATTGTTTACGTTGTAACCAATACCATATTCTTTTATATTACACTCAAGGATTGCACCACTTTCATCAACTTCAGACACTCTAATAATTGCTCCTTGGCCGAAAGCATCTTGAATAGGAAATGTATCACCCAAAGAGTAACCAAATCCTGAACGGATTACTCTGACGTTAGAAACGATAGGAGAAATTTTTCCAGTGATGATAGTGACAGCACCTTGCTCATTTGTAGTAACACACTCAACTGTTTCTCCAGGCTCGAAAGTTCCTGTGATACTGGCTGTGTTTAAAATTAATTCATGTGCAGTAGCTGCCGCAATATTAATTCCATATAGTCTTTCAACAAACGCAACTGTATTTGTGGTTCTTCCTCTAATTTTTTGTGCTCGAAGTAGCTTTACATCACCAACAATATTAGTTAATCGAACTGTTTTATTTTGAATCCATTTTCCATCAGATGCTCGCAATATATCAACTTTGGGATAATACAGATACGAATCGGAGTTGAACAAAATACGAAATAAAAACTTAAAAGATTTTTCTGTACCTTTTGCGCCATAAAACTGCTTTATGTTTTTTAAAACAATCGATCTGTCACCAACAAAGTTTTGTGGCAAAATAGCAAGAAATTCGTTAAATAGGCCTCGCTCATACTCTTCGGATATTGAATCTATATCCTGATTTTCTAAAAGCCTTCTAGCATCATATAGTGGTAATCCTTTAGAATTTATCCATGTATAATATGCTTCCATAAATTCTATAAAAGCTGGATGGTCCTCTGATACAAATTGAGGAAACTGTGATTTAAGTTCGGCCTCAACGCCAGGTAAACGATTTGTATTTGATATGGAATTTCCCACACCTACAGGTGATGTTAATGGTATAATATCTTTATCTGGTATTTGTATTGAAGGTGGTGTAATAATCATGACAATCTAAGTTTATTCAAATTAACTATATCTACCGATATGTCCTCATCTTCAAGACGAATGATTTGATTTCTGTATGCAATAACATCATTATCTTTAGGTGAAACAAAGATGTCTATGTATATTTGATTATTTGGTATTCTATCTACCATTATGTTTTCAATAGAAATTTTTCCTACTGCATAATCTACAGTGCCCGCATTGGAATTTACCACCACTCTTTTATTGTTGAGTGTGTAATACAAATATAATTTTCCTTTACCATCGTCTGATAATCTTACAGTGGAGCCTTTGTAAACAAACTCTGAGCTATTAATTGCAGATGCTTCATTAGCGGCATCTCCAGTATCTATAGGATTGTTTATATAAATTGTTTGATTAAATATTGTGTAAAATGGTGGTGTAAACCTGTATTTAATTTTGACATCTGTTGTGTTACTCTCTATAGCAGAGTCCAATGTATCAATCGTTCTAACAAGTTTAGAATGTCTGAAATCTGAATCAAACCCAATCAAATTGTTTGTCTTAAATTGTTTTATACCATCAACAATGATTTTTTTTATGTCATCATCTTGCTTATCAGTTTTATCTGCAAAATATGACACTTTTGTTGACACAGACAAATATATGTAATCTGGCTCAACAATCTCTACATCCATTGCCAGAATACTTCGAGGTTTTATAAAATTTTCTATAAGTCGAGTTTTATCATCGGTGTTGAGTGCATATCCGGATTTGGGTTTAATGGAGCAAAACACTTTTCCATATACAGGTGGATCGGCCTCGTCGCCACCCCACACCCTAATATGTTCTATAATAGGTATATCTCGCTTTAATAAAGTTTCATAATCTAATTTTGTCACCGCTCTATTTTGTGAACTAAATGCTCTTGGCGCAACTAATTTTATTGAATCAATCGTCTCTGGCGCAACGTAGCCATATGCAGGTTGAGTGCATACTATAGAGTTTGTTGAGCCACCTACAATATTAAATGTTCTTGTAGTAACAAAGTTTCTTGCGCCGGCTGCTTTGTCACCCGCCGAAACGACATAATCTAATTTAATTATATTTCCATTTTCTAATTTTTTACCCAATATGCCATCGCCAAAAACGACTTCATATAAACCATCTTCATATGGCTGAATAAAATATATCGATTTAGTCGGTGATAATGTTGTTACATCGTCTGCAAGAGTAAACACTTCCTCTAATGGATTTGTGGCAGATTTTGTTACAGTAATGATTAATGACGATAGATCAACTAATTTGTTTGGCACAACAAATCTTTGTTTTATTGGCAGATTGTTATCCACAGTATATGTATGAATTAATCGTTTTCCTTGAATTAGAGATAAGTTTCTTATTGAATATTTTCCTAAAGAGTTTAATTCTGTGTAAACAGGATTTTCGGGAACAAAGTCATATGGTAGGCCGTCAACAGTGGCTCTAAACACAATATCTCGATTGATATACAATCTTCCAGATGCTGCACTTAATATATTGGGTGTTATGGTGACATCAACAACTGCCCGTAAACTTTTAGCAGAAGATGGAACATATCCTAAGTGTTTTGCTCTGGAAGCAACCGATGAATACAGAGACGCACTATCTAAAAACATTTCACTGGAAATCATGTTTAAATAAAATGCGTTATATGCTGTATTGTATGCCAAAACATCTAGCAAAATTGACAGAGATGTTCCGTCAAAATTGTAGTCTTTAAATTGATCTTGTGACTTGAGAAAGTCCTTTAAGTTTTGTTTAATTTCATTAAAATCTAGGTTATTATATTTTAATGTGGTCATATTATCGCAACCTTTCTAGGAAAAAGTCCACTGTAGCAAACTCTGAAACTTGATCGACGGCAAACACCAAAGTAACGTTATATCCATTCTCATCTGCTGAAACTTTAACTTTAAGACTTATAATTTTAACCCTTGGCTCAAACGCATTTATAACCCCAGTTATTGCAAGCTGTATCGAAGTTTCTGTTAATGGATTTATGGGCTCAAACAATAATTGTTTTAAGTTAGCTCCTTTGTTGGGCTGAAACAATCTTTCATATTGGCCAGTCAACATTAAATTTCTCACGGACCGTTTAACAGCATCTATGTCCTTGAGTGGGACAATGTCTCCAGATACTGGATGCGGTATAAAATTAAAATCCAAATCTGCAATTTTTTTAATACTATTAACCATGGTGTTAAGCAAAAATATACAAGGTATTTATTGCACTAAAACAACATGCCTAGATCAATTTTGGTAGTCTATGCTTTTTTGGATCTAGCTTTTCTATCTTGCTCGGATATGTTTAATTTTGGTTGATTTGATCTAACCGATTGTATTTTAGCTCTATTATTTTTTGCCTGATTGGCCCTTTCTTCAGGAGTAATAACAGATGGTGTACTAACCGTGGCAGATGTGGTGTTTACGACACTTGCAGAGGTGGATGTAGCTGCTGATGCGACCTTTTCATCATAGGACATATTAAATTGATGACGAGATGCTGAATTCACAATAAGGTTGCTTGAACGCTCTGCCCCGCCATTTTTAATTACAAAAAACATGTTTTTTGGATATTGTGCGCCTGGCCTAGACCATCTACACAAATGTCGCTTACCATCTTCAAACATAGTGGTAATTCTTGGCCGATCAATAAGCTGACCTCTAGTAAATATTGGACGCGTTTCTGTCCATTCTGTAATTGTTCCACTGGTTTGTAAATACTTAATTTTAACAACTTCTTTTTCGCCGGTATCAACCGCCTCATACAACTCGTGATTTCCTCCTGCTTCTGAGAGTGTGCATAGATTTCCGTCACTTTCAGATACGGGTTTATATACATCACCATTTGTTCCTTTCGGAAACAAATATCCAAATTTTGGTGATGCTGTTCCAGCCTCTTCTGTTCCTGCCTCAGGACCAGGTTTAGTAACATCAACGTCTGATAATATTCTATCAAATACATGAGCGGGGCTTAAACATTGGTGTCTTACCGCCGAATCTAAGATTATCAATGGTGTTAGTGCGCTGGCAATATTTGTTACACCATCTATATCCCAAATGAGCTGTTTTGGATATGCTTTTCCTGGCTTAGGCCACCTGAACATTGTTCGTCCATCTAAGTATGTGTCTTGTCGCGGCGCACCAAACATAGTTGTTATTTCAACGCCGCGGACGTGTTTTGGTCTTACTACCTGCCATTCTGTAATTGAGCTGTCGGGGTGAACGTATTTTATGGACACAGGTTCTAATTCTCCGGTCGGAATGGCTTCATATAGTCTATGAGCCCCTGCTGAGCCATGGGGTCCTAAAGTTACTAAGTTTTGATCACTTTCTGATATAGGTTTCCAAACAACACCCACGCCACCTTCAGGTATAAGGAAGCCCCATTTATCCGATGGATCTTCTGGAGTTTCCTTATACCAATCTTCATTGTCTGCTCTATTTGGTTGCACACTTCTAGGATATGCTGGTCTCCAAGGGATACTTATTGGTATTGGCATGGCGAATAGCGCCAAATGAGATATTAAGAATAGACTTCTAATATCAACGGACACCATATTTATGGTAGTTAGGCCGCCGCCGGCTCCTTGCATAGTAATAGTTGGAGCACAAAGTTGAATGCCTTCTTTTGATTTAAATTGAATTGTAGAATCTGAATCGATAAGAATTGACTCTTTTGCTTTAATGTGTAACACACCATCTTTAACACAAAAAAATGCGCCATCAGAAACGTGTGTCCATGATTGATCTTCTACTACAGAATATGTGCCACCTTTTATTTTACTAAAAGTATTTTCATCAACGTTTGTTGTTAAATTTGCTTTGACCTGTTGCATCAAGTTTGCACCAGAATTAAGAACAATTCCTGTGGTGCCTTTTATTTTTACAGACTCCATTGCCGTAGCATTTATATTTTTGGCTGATGATAAAAAATAATCTTCTATAATAAAATTATAGTCCGATTTTTTAACTTTTGTTACTTGAGTTCCATCCGGGTGAATTTCTCTAAATGTTCCTGAGCGGTGATACCAATGAAGTCGCTCAACACCAGGTGTATCATCAACTTCGATTACATGGCCAGATTCACTCTCGTACACATGATTAAATGGATATTTTGCATCGTATGGTGTTTCTGGCTCTTCAAAGGCCACAGGTTCAACTGTTGTATCTAATCCAACTCCTGAAGATTCGTATCCTGCTGCCTCGCCAGATTCAACAGTTCCTTTTTTAAGCCCAACAATAGTTTGATCTATATTTTCATTTCTTGCCAGCCTGGAGGTAACTGGCTCCATTAGTCTATCTTTAAGTGGATATGGTGATGTGGTTGGGGATTGTATGTTTTCTGGAGAGTCTTTTTTTGTTCCATCGGGGTTAAAGAGTTTTTTGATAAAATCTACTGCAATTCCTATTGCGCTTAAAATTGAACCGCCGCCAAATAATGTTTTGCCAAACAAACTAATTTCGCTTGCTATAATAAGACCAGCATCGGCAGCATCATACAAACCATCTTTATTTAAATCAAATTTAAAGTTTGCTGGGTCATATGTCTTATACAAATCACCAAACGCACTTGTGCTGCCTGGAACTTTATCTTCATTAAAATATTTGCCAGATTGTTTTGGATCCTCTTCTAAGGATTCTTCTCCTTCGCTTTTTTCTTTAGTCAACTCTGTTGTAAGATCAGGAGGCCTTGGATGAGTATCTGGACTAACATCTTCGGGTTTAGTTGGATCACCAAAACCCAAATTTAAATCTGCCGGCTTTTCGTCAATACCAGGAATATATCCAACAACTATTGGCCGTTGAGCTTCAGGGCCATCCATGAAAAATCCCCACACCCAGTCACCCTCTTTTAATCCTACGGGATTTCTTCCATTATCAAATGGAATACTAGGCATGGCCCAAGGCAATTCTTCAGGTGGTATTTTTTGTTTATCTTCCGAGTGCCAGCCAAAGATTCTTACTTTTACACGGCCAAGCATTATAGGATCTTTTCGATCCTCTACTACTCCTTTCCACCATATAAACTGATCTTTGCCTAAAAATTTTGAATCCATAAAATTTGCTATTCACATCTCTGATGTATTTATAGCAGATTTATGGCATCTTAGAGTCTGGCAATGGATTCAAATCCGCAGGTTTTGTGTGTTCATCACAAGCCGTATAGTACCAACGGTTTCCTCGAAGACTTCCGGGTTTTCCACATTGTTCACAAATGTCAGCACTTTTTGTTTCTGCTTCTTCAATAAAACTTCCTATAGTTTCGTCATATGCAGAAACATAGAATCTTAATGTTCCAAACTTTTCTTTTACCTGTAGAGCCACAATTTCTTCGGCAACCACAGGTGAGATTGTTTTTAGATGTGCCTGAATTTTTTTACTAAGTTCAACCAGCAAATCTGCCCAGCCGTCACCACATTCAAAACCAAATGCTATTGGATGAAAAGGCTGTGAACCCATCTTATTTTGCTCCTTTTCTATGGAGTCGTATATTGATGGACAAGCATCTATAATACGTTTTGTGTTTTCATCATTCATACTACATGCAATCCTGATAATCCATTTTATCTGACATTTTATTGTCATGAGCCTCGATTGCAAAAAACATCTTTTGATATAAATCACGAATTGCTTTTGATCTCTTGGCCATATCTAACAAAGACTGTTCCTTTTTGTTTCTAAATGCACGAATGACATCATCCTCGTCAATCATAAAACCTATCTTCATTTGCACATAATCAAGTGCCTTTCTATTTCCAGTACGCAACATTTCGTGCAAATCGGTGTTGTCTGGAAACAACATTTTAGCATCTTTCATTATTGCCGAAGTAAATTTAACCATCATATATTATCTCCTATTAAGAGTCAAACCAACAAACAAATCTTGTTTTTATATCCCCATTTTCCGAGCACTGCTCAAGAGACTGCATCATTTTTATTGCAGAATATAACATGGGACTATCATTACCGGGAAAGGAATATCGCATTAACATTTCAGGAGTTTTGGATTTAATAAACTTTAGTAATTCCTTCCTTGTTTTTCCCGAAAGTTCATTTTCATATGAAACGACCTCAATCAAATAATCTTTTCTAACCAACATCATATCATCTAACGTAAGATGAGTTGATGAATGCCAAGAAGGATCAATGATTAAATTTTTTTCTGCGTTTACATACGAGGCTCTATTGTTTGCAATATATCGTTCAGCTTCCTCTCGTGATATACTAGCTTTGTGCCATATAATGCCTTTAGTATCTGGAGGACTATCATATACCGAAAGATAGTAGTGAGATGCACAAGTATATGACATGGGTGGATTTTTAGGAATACCTAAAGGATCTCTGCCTGCTGTAAGTGTGGCCCGAACATTTGCTAAAAGTCCAAAAAGTGTGTAATCTCGTCCAAAGGAAAGATTTTCTGCAACACAATCGACATAACAAGAATCTGGACGTGTTTTTAGTTCGTCTTGAGAATATTTTTCAATGTATGCGTGTATATCACAACCCATAATAGGAGTATATCATTCTCGGAATTCAAAGTCAACCCTAATAGAGGTGATTTTGTTTCTTTTTTCAGAATCCATTTTTTGGATATCATCTGACATTTTGGATAATATCAGATGAGTAAATTTGGAAACATCGTTTGGAAGTATCCACAATCCAAACCAAAATCTTAGATTACCAATCATGGTATTTAATCCTCTAAACATATGGCGAGAAAGTGTTAGTCTATCAGATTCGCCAAGTTTTTTCATTTTAGATATAGCCTTTATTAAAAGCTCTTCGATCTTTTTCTTCTATTGCAACTCGTAAAAGCTGCGATAATCTGTGTGCGGATTGATCATCTTCTTTTTGAAGATACTTTATGTGTTCTTCCATCACCCAAATTTCTCTAAACAACTCCTCGTCATTTAGGCATGCCACATTTCTTCTATACTCGTTGTCAGTAATATTACTGAGATTTGACATAACAACTCTCCTGCTGATTCGTCTCCATAAGAACACAGTTAATAATAAAAGATAATTTTTCTAAATCTTTGTCTGTGGCCACAATGGAATTTTGTTTTCCATTTAACACAAACGTAATTTTAATTAAATTATTTGGTAACACATCATAGTGCATGTTATCTATCATATTATCCTTGAATCAAACGAACCCATCTATTTTCGGCAACACACAACCAAAATGCAGCAACACCCTCAACATAAAATTGTCCTGGCGAACCAGGAGCAGTTTTACTAGCAGGCATTACGGCCACTTCAGATAAACTTGTGCCAGAGCCAGAATCTTGTTCTAGTATTTCCTCCAATGATGTAATCATATCAATAATTGCTTGAAAGTTTATAGCAGAAGGTGCTGAAGGGAGTGTTGATAATCCAGATTGGAGCTCTGCTGCATTATCGGACGTTAAAACACCTTCTGCTTGCCATGCTGCTAATATATTTTGCGATGATGCTGGACCAAAAGTCTGTCCGGTTGAGTTTATAGAATCGGCAATAGTCTGTAACTCAGACTTTACAATTTCTGCTTTTTGTAAAAATGTTTCTTTAGGATCTGTCATAATATGACACTATAGCATATTCTGTTTATTCATCAAACTTTTTTATGCAGATAGAACCAAGAATATTTACCTTTGCATTTATGGCTCTACTTAATACACTCTCGGCAGAATCTTTTGTTCCAGTTTTGGTACCAAAATTTAAGGCGCTTCTGATTTTAACTAAATCGTGTATTTCATTTACCAACGTCCAAATTTTTTCATCATTCAGACGCACATCTTCACTGGTTGGTGCTTTATTGTGCTCAGATTTTTTTGCCATATTTTAACTCCTAGTAAGTTTTAATATTTTTTCTATTTGTGCCTCTATTGGTGCCTTTCTGTTTGGCCAATAAATGTACTCTTTGTCAGATGTTTTGATTAACTTTACTAGGAAAGGTACAATCAATTTTTCCAATTCTTTTAACTTAGCTTTATAGGCTTCAACCGTCTGTTCGCTTTCGTTGATTACAGAATTATACTCTTCTTCACTAACTGCCGAGAACCCAAAATCATCTTCTGCGCCAAGATATTCATTAAGTACAGCCTTGAGATCAATCTCGTCTGCCATAAACGCTCCTTAAAGTTCAAATGTAAATAGGTGGATACCATGTGTGCTAATTGTCATAGGCTCAACTTTTGGCTTTTTTTCATATAGCTCAATCATAATAAAGCCATTACCATTTCTGCCCTCTTCTAATCCCCCTCCTAGGCCAAATGCAACAAACATCCCACAAATTACAAAACAAACAATTTTATTTACCATATTTTTCTGCCTTTCTTTCCGGATCAAACGGTTCATTAAATTTATCTAACTGTTTATGCAACGCCCTAAATTTTGCAAGTTCCACTTCTCGATAAACTTCTGCACCAATTAAATTTTGTCGTAAATTATCTAATTGTTTTCTTTGTGTATCTAAATCTGTTCTTGGCCAAAATGTGTCAATAGATGCACAACATAACTCAGAACAAAATCTTTCTCGATCTCTAATACCAGATTTCACTCGTTGTATGTCTCGTATTAACTTTTTTCTTTGTTTCTTGTTTTCATCCAATGCTTCTTTTGTTTGTTTTATAGCAAGCCGAATGTTACTTACAATTTCTTTGTGTGGTTTAATTTTCACAACCGTTACTCTCCGCTGGTGTTACTAGACAGTTTTATAGACGTTGCTTTGTGGTAAACACAATCGGGGCAAATTGAAGTTGTATTCATATGAGTGTAATTTGGATATGTCTTTTTACAACTAGGACATATTGTATCATTAACTGGAGAATAATATGGGTATTTAACTGGTGGTAAATTGGGAGTTTGTGTGTGATCATAATACCAAGGGTATGTTGTAAGCTGTTCTTTTTTGTCAGCAAGAAGATCAAGAAGTAAATCAAAAATACCTCTGCTTAGTTTAGCGTCTGTGTATGTGTCATCATTATTGTCCAGTGGCGGTAATGACTCACACTTTTTTTGTATCAACCGTTCGATGCGCTCTACATCTTGTAATGTTATTATTTTTTTCATATATTAATTTATTATTGGAGCCACTTGAGGGATTTGAACCCCCGACCCACGGTTTACAAAACCGTTGCTCTACCAACTGAGCTAAAGTGGCATTTTCATAAACTTGGCAAGATAATCTAAAAACCACCAATGCCACGTATCGACCTCAAAGTTGTGTGTTATGCTACCCTGTTTTGTTATACAAAAATGTCGTTCTTGAAATTCTTTAAATGGTCGCAGTTTAATATCAAACGAATTTTCATATTTACAACTTGTTTTAATAGTATTAGCAACCAATTGAGCTGCGTATTCTGCTGTATGATTAGGAAACTGCTCTCTATTGTAAAATAAGCCTGACGATTTAAGTGTAAATATAATTGCATCTAAGTCAGAATTATGAAAACTAATAGATGGTTCTGTTTCCTCAAAAAATTTAAGATTTTGTTGTAATGGAGGATCTGGTATTGAATGCCAGCCACCAGCTAAAGAACCATATTGTGCTTTTAATGATGGATCAAATTTCATATTATGCAACCTTTCCTTCACTACGCTGTATTCTGTCTTGAACTTGCATTATTAATCGCTCAAATGTTCGTATTTGTGCTGCGATTGAAACGCCAATTTCATGTGATGTAAAAGTACATACAGTTCCTAGTATAGAAACTTGAACATCGCTATATGGATGTTTTTGTGCAATAACCTTACTGGCTTTCTGTAGTGCATCGAGTATTTCTTGATATTTTGTAATTAACTCAAAATCTGAAAGTTTAGTTGTATCCATAAATTACCTATCATAAATTTCCACTAATCGTTTTTCCCAATCTTTCAAAAATTCTGTTCTATATTTTGCCACACTGGCAGCACCTTTTTCTCCGCCAAACTCAAGATGTGGATGTTCGCATGGCAAATAATGATTTCTATCTTTTGGATTTCTACAATATTGGCCACCCCAAGATGGTGTAAACGGATTTTTAAAAGACCCATTCATAAGAAATAAAACAGTGCCAGTATCGCCCATTTTAAGGCCGTATGCGTTTGTATTGATAGTTCTGCTAATGTGATGGTATAGTCTTCCTAAACTACCTCTAGGGCGAATTACTTGCGATACAAACCCAACATTACCATACTTGTTGTGTTTTACTTTGTTGTGCATACCTGCCCAATAAATTCCACGCCCGTAGCATCCGTCAATAAGATATAAACCGGATAAAGAACGCAGGTAATCAGTCGGTCGAGGTTCTTCATAATAATTATACATATTTTTTCCAGTGCCAGAAAGATGCACACGAATTTTGCTTTTAATATCCGGCGCATCATGTACCGCCTGGGCAACATCAGTAGCACTGCCCCACACCAATATATGCAACGGCCGTGAATCTGTTTTTCTTGCCATTTTTACAATCCAATTCGAACCACTGGTTGCAGATGTATGGCCTGGATAAGGAGTTTTTTGTCCACCATTTCGATATGATTTTGCACCAACTTTTGTAATAGACTGTAAATATTCTGGCGTTGGATAGTCAGGCGAAACAAACTTAAATTTTCTATAGTCACGTTTGTATGCTTTAAGTATTGTATGCATTTCTTCAATCTTTCCTTTTGGACGACTAATTACAATACCTTCAACATCAAACATGTTTGCATACGCAAGAAAGTGTATCATACTTTGGGTGTCGTCTGGATCCCCGCCGCCAATATCGGTGCTAATAAGCACACGCTTTTTCTGATAATCTGGAGGAAATGCATCAAGCGCATATAAAAGGTTTGCATACATTACATAAACAAAAAAACACAAAACATATTTGTATTTGTATATGAAGAATGTGTGTTGACGTTTTACGTCCATAAAAACCCCCGCAGTTTAATTACTGTAATCAACATATCAGTATCTTCTTTGTGATACTGCTGCTCAATTTTAACTGCTTGTTTTATTAATTTGCTTGATTTGCTTGAATTTTTTTTCCAGCCAAGAACATTTGGATTATTGTTTACATATTCTCTAAGTCCCGAAGCAGTGTCTGGATCCACTCTTTGCGGCCGGACATCTTTCCACCACAAATACACTTCTTTAATTTGTTTGGGTGCTTGAGATGGTGCTTGAACCTTTCTATCATAGATTTGTCCAAGCATATCAAGATGTTTTAATCCTAGCTCACGGCTGCGAAACACCTCTTCATTTTTTAAGCACCAAGGCAACATCAAATGTAGGCGCTGACGCCAAGTATATGGCCCATCATGCTCCATGAA